AAAAATATATTAAGAGAACAGAGCGGCCTAGCTATCATAGCAGATTTAAGATTCCCCAACGAGGTGGAGGTCGTCAAAAAGAACAATGGTAAAGTTGTGAGACTAACAAGAGACACACTTGAGGATTCACACATAAGCGAAACAGCGTTAGATAAGGACAATTTTGATTGGAATAATTTTGACTTTATTGTAGACAACTCTAAGGGTGGCGTAACTAACTTTTGTAAAGAAATAGATAAATTGTTTAACAAAATGGAGGTGACATGCTAGTCACTTATATACGAAGTTCAAGTTTTAATAACTATTCTTTTTGTCAAATGCAGTATTTTTTGACATATACTTTGGGCCATCAGTCCCCTTCTGGTAAAAAGGCGCAGCTTGGAACCATTGTCCATAAGGTTATGGAGGTGTTAGCAGGATGCCAGCAGTTGATTCAAAATAAAAAGAAAATGCTTTTAGTTGATGACGCGCTTGGTGATATTAAATTCACTAAGAAGAAACTAGCAAGCGATAAGTTTGTCAATGATCTAGTCCAAATGAGTTATGACTGGTATACGGGCAACTGTACTCATCACTATACTAAGGGTGACTACAAATTCTGCGAAGATACTACATGGATAGCATTGAACCACAGCGATGGAACTTTTGACCCTAGAAATAGAAATATTGTAGCGTCTGAGCCACACTTTGACATTGTTATAGATGAACCTTGGGCTAAGTTTGACTACACTCTTCCCACTGGCAAGAAGTTAGAAGGGCAGTTAGCTATCAAAGGAACCATTGACATGGTTACTGAAGTGTCAGATGGAATTATAGAGGTAGTTGACTGGAAGACTGGCAAAAGAATGGATTGGGCAACGGGGGAAGAAAAAACATACGAAAAATTATGTTCAGACCCTCAACTGTTACTTTACAACTATGCTATCTCCAAGATGTTTCCAGAATACGAGCAAGCCATCATGACGATCTTTTTTATTAAGGATGGTGGCCCATTCTCCCTGTGTTTTGACAAAAAAGATAGAGATAAATTCCTAGAAACTCTTAAATTTAAATTTCAACAAATCAGTAGAAATCAAGAGCCAAAACCCCTTTCTCACAGCAGAAACCACTGGAAATGCAAGAAGCTTTGTCATTTTTACAAAACCAAGTGGCCGGGAACAGACAAGAATATGTGTATACATACAGAGGAGCACCTTAAAACGCATGGAATGGATAAAACCATTTCAGAGTGCACCGCCAAAGGATTTAGCGTGGGCCATTACGAGGCTCCGGGATAAGGAAAAACTATGATTGAAGTACAGATTACAGAGGAAATGAAGAAGAGAGCTTGGGCGAAGTCTCGCGAGATGGGGGTTATCAAAAACTCTATCATGAGTGGAGATGGGAACATAGCAGGATTCTTAGGAGAAGAGGTAGCAAACACTATCATTAAAGGTGAGATAAACAATACCTACGACTACGACATTATTACTAATGACAATGTTAAGTATGATGTTAAAACCAAAAGGTGCACATCTCCACCTAAACCCTTTTATGATTGTTCAGTTGCTGGCTTTAACACAAAGCAAAAGTGTGACAGATACGCCTTTGTCAGAATAGAAAATAAAAATAATAGATGGGGAAAAGCGTGGGTTCTTGGCTGGCTAGGGCACGACGACTACTATAGTAAAGCTCGCAAGTTAACTAAGGGTCAAACTGATCCATCGAATAATTTTGTAGTAAGGGCAGACTGTTATAACGTTTCCATATCAAAGTTAACTCAATTTTCAGGAGCAAAAAATGATAGACCTAAAGCACAACAGAAGGAACTTTCTTAGGGTAGGTGGTATTAGTGCCGGTTTAAGCTCTGTGGGGCTATCAGACTACGCCTTTGCTCAGGACGGAGCCGTTGCATACAAAGATAAAACTGTTGTATGGCTATGGCTTGGCGGCGGCCCTTCTCAATTTGAAACCTTCCATGCTCCTATGGATGACGCTCCTACTCCGTGGCAGCCAGTTAATGGTAGAATCTATGACTCAAAGACTAACATAGCGTTAGGTGGAGACTGGATCAACTTAGCGAAGCATACCTCAAAACTGAACGTAGTCAACTCTTTTAACCATAAGGACTCCTCTCATAGGCAGGGGACTCACTTTATGATGACTGGACATTACAGTAAAGAGAGGGCTACTACCTCTATGTCGATGTACCCCTCTTTTGGATCTATTGTATCTGCCTGTTATGGCCCTAATCATCCAGATAACGGTGTTCCCACCTATGTTAAACAAGGGAAGATAGAAGCAGATGAAGGCTCATGGCTAGGAGGAGCTTTTAAACCCTTTGATCCATCAAATAAAGAAAATCTTACTCCTCAAATCCAACTCGATAGATTCTCCCAGAGAAGAGACCTTCTAAACAGTATTGATGCTACGAAAGTCTCAGGCAAAGGTGCAGAGTCTGTTGAGTTTTATGAGGGTCAAGCCTATGATGTAATTCTTGGATCAGCTAAGGATGCCTTTAATCTAGACAAAGAAAATGAAAAGACTAGAGAGGCATACGGTAAGACCCCTATTGGAGACCAACTCTTATTAGCAAGAAGGCTTGCAGAACATGGGACTCGCTTTGTGACACTCCATTATGGAGGATGGGATCATCATAGTAATGTGGGCACAGCAATGAAAGCCAAAGTTCCCCCTGTAGATAAAGCAATAGCTTCCTTTCTTCAGGATGTTGAAGAGAGAGGAATGAGCGAGAAGATACTCCTTGTAGTTACTGGTGAGTTTGGAAGAACAAAACTAAATGGAACAGTAGGTCGTGACCACTGGCCTTCAATGACTCCTATGTTAATGGCTGGTGGGGAATACCAATCAGGCAGAACAATTGGAGAGGCTGATCGTTCGTACAGCCCCATTAGTGAGCCCTACGGCCCACTTGATCTTCAAGCAACCCTGTTTGATCACTTTGGAATAAGCACAGCGACCATGAGAACAGATAATGGTGGACGACCTAGATATTTACTAGAAGGTGAGGCAAAATCAATACTATGACAATTAAGTTAACAGAATCGGCAGCAGCCGAAGCTAAGAAGTATATTGAAGACAATAAAGAAAAATACTTAAAGATTGGAGTTAAGGGTGGTGGATGCTCTGGATTTGAGTATAATATTACAGTAGGCCACGAGTACGACGAAGAAAAAGATACTCTGTCTCATCAATATGGAGTGGACGTTATTGTAGACAGGAAAAGTGACTTGTATTTAGATGGCACTGTTCTAGATTATTACAATGATATTTCACAGCGAGGCTTTACTTTTACCAACCCAAACGCAGTTAAGTCTTGTGGTTGCGGGAGCAGTTTTCAAGCATGAGTTATATATATAAAGACCCCAAAACCGGCGAGCTTTACCACTACTCCAGAAAAGGTCTGTACAAAAAAAGCGGAAGAACACTAAAATTCGTAAAACAAACCAGAGGTAACATAATGGCTGTAGACTTTATAAAAGAAGCAGACGAACAACTCTTACAGAAAAAAAACGAGGCTAACAGGAAGGCTGGATACCCACCTAATTGTAATGAAGGATACGTAGAGAAAGATGGCAAGTGTGTTCCTGTAGATTCTCAGAACGAGAAATGATAGGCATTAGAACACAGGAATAAATTCATACAAAGGTAAGATAATGAGCTGGAAAAAAACAAGAAACCGCCGTTCGTTTATACAGGCTGGATTTTTAGGTGGACTAGGACTTTCTCTATCGGACTACTTCCGCATACAAGAAGTTCGTGGCGATCAGAAGTTCTACGAGAGCAAAGAGGGGCCAGCAAAAAGCGTTATATTTATTTATCTTCCCGGCGGATCTGCTCACCAAGAGACTTGGGATCCGAAACCCTTCGCTCCACTTGAATACCGTGGGCCGATGAGTAGTATTCAAACCAACGTTGCTGGAGTCAGACTTAATGAGACAATGGTACACACGGCAAAGATAGCTGATAAGATTGCCATTTGTCGATCCATGACTCATGGTGAAGCGGCTCACGAGCGTGGAACTCATAACATGTTTACTGGCTATCGCCCCAGCCCAGCGCTTCAGTACCCAAGTATAGGTTCTGTGGTGTCGCATGAATTTGGCCCACGGAACAATCTTCCGCCATATGTTTGTATCCCCAATCCCCCTAATGAATATTCTGGAACTGGTTATTTAAGTAGTTCATATTCTGGATTTGGTCTTGGGGCAGACCCAGCGAGTGCTGATTTCAAGGTGCGTGACCTAAATCTACCTGACGGAGTAAATGATGAGAGGTTCATCAAGAGGCAGAGGGTTCTAGCTACTGTTAATGATCGTTTTGCTAATAAAGAAAACTCAGATTCACTCAATGCTGTCGATACGTTCTATGATAGAGCATACAGTTTAATTAATAGTCAGAAGGCTAGAGAAGCATTTGATATTAATAAAGAAGATACCGCTACTCGTGACAAGTATGGACGTAATACCGCAGGGGCAAGAATGCTACTTGCAAGACGTTTGGTTGAAGCTGGCACTCGGTTTGTCACGCTAACCTACGGTGGGTGGGATATGCACGACGGTGTGGAGGCGGGAATTAAAAGACAGGTTCCAGCTCTTGACCAAGGCTTCGCTGCTCTCATTTCAGACCTAGATGATAGAGGTCTGCTTGACTCAACGCTTGTATGTATAGCTTCTGAATTTGGTCGCACCCCCAAGATCAACGCTACCGCTGGTCGTGATCACTGGCCTAAAGTATTTAGCATTGTTATGGCTGGTGGCGGCATCAAGAGAGGCATAGTCTACGGTAAGTCTAACGCCACGGCTAGTGAGCCAGAAGAAGACGCTCTAACCGTTAAAGACTGGGCTACAACCGTATATAACCAGCTAGGTATTGTCGCAGATAAAGAACTAATGGCTCCCGGAGATAGACCTATCGAAATTATAGACGGTGGCAAAGTAAGACAACAGTTAATCATTTAATAAAGAAATGGAGAATGACATGAATAGAAGAAGCATACTAACGTTATTGGTAGGGGTTATAATTATCCCTTGTGAATTGGCGTCGGCAGCAATGACAAAGGGGTCTCCAAAGCCATCCTACCCGCATTGCAATAAATGTGGCCCCACATGTAATTGTAACTGTAAAAAGAAGTGTAAATGTAAACCCGGATGCTGTAAAGCAGAACGCCCATCACCTCCTCGTGGCTTTGACGGAAGAACTCCTGACTTTCAACCTCCGCACAGCAAGCCTACTCGTGGCTTTGACGGAAGAACCCCTAGCTTCGGGCCTCCGTCACGTAGTAAATCTCCTCAAGATAGACCTCCTCAAGGTAGACCTCCTCAAGGTAGACCTTCTTCGGATAGACACTCTCGATATAAAGAGGTGATAAAAAAGTTTGATAAAAATAAGGACGGCAAGCTTAACGAGAAAGAAAGAGAAGCTCTTAAAAAATATATCCAACAACGAAGATCTTAATGGGAAGACCTCAGTATTTACTAGATCATAGACAACCTATCAAGGAATTATCATAATGAACAGACGTAGTTTTTTAAGTGGATTTTCTGCGCTTCCACTCATAGGCGCAATGAGCTCACATGCCGATGAGATGAAGAAGAATAATAAATCTGCTATCCTACTATGGATGGGCGGTGGCCCTTCAACGATGGATATCTGGGACTTAAAGCCGAAAGCGCCTACAGGCGGGCCATTTAGACCCATATCCACAACCGGAGATGTGCAAATCTGTGAACATATGCCAACGATGGCTAAGCAGATGCACAATATGGCAATCGTTCGCTCCATGAGCACCCGCGAAGCTGACCACATGCGTGGACGCTATTACATGCACACAGGGTATGTTCCCAACCCAAGTATTGAACATCCCAGCTATGGCGCAGTTCTAGCAAATCAGCTCGATAGAGACTCTCTAGAGATACCTCAGTTTGTCTCTATCGGCGGCGGGAGCGTGGGAGCTGGGTTCTTAGGAGCTCAGTATAATCCCTTTGCTGTCAATAGCGATGGCAGGATAAGAAATCTAGATATGAAGGTAGATGAGAGACTTTTACAAAGAGCCCATGCTCTTGATGTTATAGAAAGTAATTTCATTAACCAGAAAAGAGGTTCTCTTGCTAAGGATCACCAGTCAGTATTAAGACAGGCGTTTAACCTTCTTACAAGTGAACAGATGAAGGCCTTTAAGATTGAAGGCGAACCCGAAGCTGTTAAAGAAAGATACGGAGACAGCGGGTTTGGTAAAGGATGCCTAATGGCGAGAAGACTTGTGGAAGTCGGAGTTCCTTTTATTGAAGTCAACTTGGGAGGCTGGGATAATCACCAAAATATTCACGCAACACTAAAAGATAATAAGTTACCCGTACTTGACCAAGCGATGAGTGCACTAACTGAAGATCTTGAACAAAGCGGACTGCTGGAAGATACCGCTATAATTTGGATGGGCGAATTCAGCCGTACTCCTCGCATCAACGGAAACGCTGGTCGCGATCACTGGGCTCGTAGTTGGAGCGTCGTGGTTGGTGGAGCAGGCATGAATGGTGGAATTGCTGTAGGGGCAACAAATGATGATGGCACTAAGGTTATAACAGATCCCTATACGTCA